TTGAAATGTTATCATTCTTAGGTGGTATCACAAAATCATTAGGTGTAATCACTGCGTATTTGTAATTATACATCTTACACGTTCTTATTGCAAGTTCTCCATCAACCTCTACTATATCCATAGGATTATTTTTATCTTCATAATCCTCAATCATCATGGCATATCTTTCAGCATCATCTTCTTGTTCAAAAAGGAATAAAACTTTATCACCATGAGCATCATCAACAGCATATGCACCATCGTCTTTTTTACCTTTAAGAGTGAGAAGAAACATTTATTCTACCTCGCAAGCTTGTCTATACAAATCTTTAAAGATACCTTTGATAATGTTCTTATCTAAATCAAACTCCGACTCATCAATATATCGATTCAATATTGATAATGTATTTTCATCTTCATCTATTTCAAAGTCTTCACTTTCTTGAATATCAAAATTTTCAATTATTTTTAAATCTTGTACACCTGATGCATAAAGTTTATCAATGAATTTCTCAAACTCTTTTGGTTTTGATTTTTGACGAACAATTACCTTTACAATTTTATTCTTATACACAGAAGTATTGAACAACTTATAATTGGTATCGTCATAATAAACGTTATAAAATAATTTATATGGATTATTAATTGGAGTATGCTCTAAAGTCTCTGTATCAAAGATATGAAATCCTCTAGGATCATTTACATCATTCCAAAACATTTCATATGGATTTCCTAGATAAAATATTTTTCCATCATTAGAACGAGTATGAAAATGTCCAGAAAAAACTTTTTCAAACTTATTAAAAGTTTTTACATCCATTCCAGTTTCCATTAGATGTCCACGAGTTGCCTTGAATCCATTTATCTCAAGATGTCCCATAGCAACCTTTGCTTTGGATTTTTTAATTAAATTTTCAGTCTCTTCATAATTTTCAGAATTGATCCAAGGAAGCATTAAAATTTTTAATTTATCAACTTTAATTTCAGTTGCTTTAGAATATAACTTTATGTTTGGATAATTTTGTAATAATAACTCTGGAGAGTTTACATTATTGGTATCCTTATAATAACAATCATGATTACCTATTAAAGAATATACTTTATATTTTTTAAGAGGTTCAAATACAACTCTCTTAGACCACTCTAGACTTTTTAAGTCTATCGCCTTGCGACTATCGAATATATCACCCATGTGAAGCACAGTATCTATCTTATGCTCTTCTAAAGACGGAAAGAAGACATCACGATAGAATAGTTCAAAATAATCATGAAGATACTTAGAACCCTTTCTAGCACCGTAGTGAGTGTCTGTTATTATTGCAACTCTCATCTATTCTGCTTGTAAATAATATTATCTTTAATAGTATTGTATTCAGAACTACTACCAGTAAGTGCTCCATCATCAACATTCATAACTTCATCAAATCCACTTCTCTCAATTATCTTTGTTTTAATATCCAACTGCTTCTTCTCCTTCTGTATCCTTCTAAGAAAGGCATAGTGAATAATTTGTGTAAAGTATGCAAATGGGTTTCTAGACTTCTCTGGATCGAAATTATGAATGTATTGTACGCAATTTTCAATACCATCAGAAATCATATCATCCCGAAACATATAATTAACAAAATTTGGTTTGTATGATAGGTGTGTAGCAATCTTTAAAAAACACTCACCAAGATAATTTGTGATTCTAGGTTTTGGTAAATCATTTTCTTTTGCATGAGCAACCTTTTCTCTATAAACAATTAATGCTTCTAACAGTTGTTTATTGTTAACATAATGTTCTGATTTCTTTTTAGGCATAACATTTTGTTTCCGTCTTTATGTTGATTCTATTATAGCATACTTTTGGGGCTTGACAAGGTTATGAAATATCAGTACAATAACCTTTGTGGAGGTTCGGAAGAGATATATTTAAGATTCTTTAGGTTCTTGATTAATCTTATATAATACTTCAAATTTTTTACGAGCATCTTCTACTGAAGATATATACCCCATTTTATTTGTTAGTTTAACTTTACCACTAGATCGATAAATATCAATTAATTCTTCTTCACCATCCTCTATATAATTATCATAAATTGCAATTAATTTTTCATCTCTACACTCAGACATAGTTAATATTCTATCAAATCTCATCATAAAAATATCTTCACTTGATAATTCAATCCATCTTTTGACTTTAATAAAACTACCTTTTTGATTACTAACCATATTCATTACTAATGGATTTTGTAGTATTATAATAGGATCTCCATCACCATTATTTTCATCAATGGACACTAAGGCAAAGATCTCTTCACCCGATATTAATTTAATTACGCTATAAAATTCGTCTCCCATTATCCTTTAAGTGGTATATTTACTATATCATAATTGAAATTTTCTTCATTGTAGACTTTAATTCTTTCTATTAAATGATTTAATGTATAATTTCTTTTAGACTTATAACTGATATCATCAGCAATGTCATATAAGGTAGCACTAGTTTTTTTATTGCCTTTTCTAAGCACCCTCCCGATTGATTGAAGATTTCGTATTCTTGATTTAGATGGTGATGCAAAAATTACATTGTGTAGATTTTTGATATTAATCCCGGTAGAAAAGGTTCCGTAAGAGGCAACGATAATAGCATTATTCTCTTGCTCAGTGATTTCTCGAACCTTCTCTCTGTCCTCGGTGTCCACTCCACCATGAATAAAAAAGACATTACGATTTTCAATAATGTTATTATTATTTATTAATTCATATAAAGGCAATCCATGTTTTTCTACTCTAGCAAATAATATCAGAGTGTTACCTTTAAGATCTAAAGCAAGATTTTTAATAAAGTTATTTCTACGTGTGTGACCAATAATATATTGAACTTCTTCTTCAAAGTTTTCAAATTTATTCGGTGGGTGTTTCAATAGAAGCACATTGATATCCAGTTTAGCAAGATGCCCTTTCTTCATTAACTCGTCAGTTTTAATGATCTTATAGGAAGGTCCAAACAATCCCTCAAGAACCCATTTATGTGTTTGGGTTCCATCAAGTGTGCCAGTAAATCCAAACCTATATTTTGCATCTGCAAGTTTAGTCATTATAGATATAAGTGACTTTGATTTAAACTGGTGAGCCTCATCCCCAACTACAACAGAGAATCTCTCAAAATACTTTCTGGGGAGTTTGTAGATTGATTGCCAAGTAGTAATAATGACTTGAGAGTTTGTCTCTCTTTCTTTACCTGCGTATATCTTATGACAAAATGAACCAACGTCCCATCCATAATCTGCAAAGTCTTTATACATTTGCTCTACAAGCGAAGTCGTCGGAACGACTATCAGAGTATTTTTCTTGTTCTCAACAAAATATCTCACAATCGAATATATCATCAGAGACTTTCCTGATGCAGTTGGGGATATCAACAACTTTCTATTATGCCTTAGAGCGTCGTATACTCCATCTATCTGGTACTCTCTGGGAGCGTACCGTGAAATAGCAGTCATATAATCCTTAACACCTTCCTTCGATATCCCTTCATTTACTTCAAAGGGAGTACCATAGTGTTTGTTATCCTTAAATTCGTATGTATATCCGTGATCTTTACAAAACTGTATAACTCTATCTAATAATCCAACGTATATGTTTCCTGTTTGAGTGCTGAATAATCTTATCTTACCATCCCAATATTTCTTTTTATATGCTGGAGAAAAACTTGCACCAGGCACATCAAAAGTAAATTGATCTGCTAATTCATAATAAACATATATCTCTGCATCTACATGAAGGAATACTTCATTCTTCTTTGATATAACCAAATGGGACATGACATAATCTTCATCTGAAGATATTTAGCACCCCCTGTCAAGTTATATTACATGCCTGCTTGAAACTTATTCCACTCTATTGCATTTTTAATTTGAAATGTTCTATTAGAAATATTTTTAATTATCTCTTCTAAAAATTTTAAAGTAGTATCATAATATCTTATCTTCAAATCTAACTTAGTTAATTTCTCATCAGCATCTAAATGCCTCTGTATTGCGTCTTTCTCTCTAACCTTATACGGAAATGGTTCTTCAGCATACACCTCTGCTGGTGCCTTTCCTGTGTAGAAATTATATCTTTCTAATCTTACTCTGTTATAAGAATCTCTTGCTTTCTCACGCAGAAGAGTAACAGTATTATAAACAGTATAATACTTTGAATGTAATTGTGGAATTTTTAAAGATTCATCATGTAGATTATCAGGGTCAATGATAGCATCACGCTCCCACATCTCCTGAATTTTATCAAGATTCATAAAGGTTTGCCAGTTGGACTCAATATATCGTAGATAGTATACTTGAAAGTTATGTCTGCTGTAAAGTAATTTACATCACTCTCTGTAGCATCAAATTCTAAAGATGTCAAGTAGATAGGAAATAAATCTTTAAATTTTACAATAGCAATATCATTATAATTGCTGTTTAGAATATGAAGACTTCCATCACTAAATTGTTCTCCTAGATCTCTTATACCATCTTGATTTGTTGTTTTATCAATAAAATCTTGTGCAGATTCTGGAAAACCTAAACCAGTTAACCAGTTATGCATAGCCATATAATTTTCTAAATTCTCATCAACTAAGAATCTTACATTCAACTCTCCATATGTAAGTTTTTCACCAGGCACATCAATATCCTTTAGGTAGGTTGATTGAATAGCAGTTCCTAATGTAATATCAGGTATTCTAGCAGTGTTTGAAAAAAACGATACCTTTGGAAATTTAGACAATGTAAATTTAAATCCAACAGGTGATAGAAAGTTTCTATTTGCTATTTGATTGGATAATGCTCCTCTGACCATTATTCACCTCCACCTCCACCGTTCCCACCATTTCCACCATTTGAACCGTTGCTACCGCCACCGTTGCCATTACCGCCACCATTAGAAGACCCATTAGATGGTGTTCCATTTTGTCCATTTTTTTCATCCTCATCTTGTTCAAGATACCCTCTACGACCAATGTGATATCCTAAGGGTATTTTCTTACATTTTTTATCAGTAAAACAGTAGTACTGTCCTGCAGGACATCTTTTAGCAGCTGCCTCTTCTATAAATTTGTCAAATTCTTTCATTAGTCAATAATTAAATTGTACCATTGTTCACTCATACCCATTATAATGTTATCTGCCATTTCTGGATTTTCAGCATAACCTTCTTTAATAAGATGTTCTACAATCTTATCATGACGTTCTTGTGCTTCTTTATATTCTCTAGGAGTAGGTTTCATGGTGATTCTACTTTTATTTTTATTTAGACATAAAAAAAAGAGGGTTTAACCCTCTTTTTTAATTATTCTTCAAGTATACTTGGATCTCCTAATCCAGCACTTTTCATTGTTTCCTCTCCAATTGTTTGCATCAAAGGATTACCATCCTTTTTAGTAATAACCTCTGTTTCAATTAATGCATTACATTTATCAACAATACGTCTAGCAATCAATACATCTTGTTTTACTCCTCCAGTTAAATCCATAAGTGATTTTTTACCAATGGGTCTAACTTTTTTAAGATAAAAATTCATGTAATGTTTTAATGCAGCATGTTTCTCTCCAAATCCAAGATCACCACCACCATTAAGCATAAAGTAAATAGCAGCCATTCCACCCAATAAACCAGCATTTAAAGGTTTATCAGTATCATTCCACTTTGGTGCTTTTGGATCCTCCTGAAGATCTTGATATTTTTGAATTGCACGGGTGATGTTTGATGTTCCATATTTTCTATGTGCTTCCATAATTTTATCATATCCATAAACTGGAACCCCTTCAGGATCACCAATCAATTCAATATGTATACCCATATCAATTAACTTTTCTTCAATCGCTTTTGCTTTATCATCACCAATAGCAATATCAGCACGAAGTTTATCAACCTTACCAACATTCCTCCTTCTAAAGTTTAACTTCTTGAAGAAATTTGCTTCCTCTGCAAGACATTCCTCTAAAGTATAATCTTTAGGGTGTCTTCTTACCTGACATGGTAATTTAAGTTTTCCACCTTGCTTTGTATATAAGATACCAATTATACCTTGATGTTGACCGTCAGCAACAGAATATTTACCGTTAGGTCTTTCAAAAACATATAATGGACGTACTAAATTTTGATCAAATATTCTTGCTTGTCTAATCATTCCTTGGTTGATTAAACGTTGGAAGTCTGCATCAGAATATAATAACTCCGCATCTATTAATTTTAATTCAATATAACTTTCTTCGTCGAAAAATTCTTTTTTAGGAGTAAACCCCAATTTTGTAGCGAGTTCCGTTAAAGGAACAAGATTGTCCTCTTGTGAGTAGTTCATAATAGTACCTGTGTTTTTTATTGCGTTGCCTCTCCACGTTTAAGGATGCACAACGTATGGTTATTTATAACATAAAAAAAGACCCCTGTAAAGGGGTCTCTTTGTCTATTTTGTATGGACAAATATATTTATTCGTCTTACATAAGGTTTTGAACCTTAACACGTCTGTAGTAACGGTTTGAGTTAGTCTTAAGTCTACCAAGACCTTGGTTGGAAACGTTACCTTCAGCGAATGGGTTAGCAACAAGACCATAACGTGTCTTAAAGCCAATCTTAGGCTGGAAGCTGTTCTCTCCAACCGCACGAACCATCTGTAGTGGAACGTATGGGCAGTAGAATAGTCCTGCATCGTAAGGTGAAGAACCTTTGTATCCAACAACGTAATACTGATCAGCAGCTAGGTTAGAGGAATAAGGGTCGATGTATACTCTGTACTTACCTTGAAGAATACCAGCAAATGTGTTACCAGTGTCATCTACCTGTAGGTTAGCATTAAGAGCAGGTGTGTAATCAAGTACACCAGCCATTGTTAGAGCAGAAGCAACGTCTGCGGAACAAAGGATCATGTTGCCCTTTCCACGACGAGTTCTCTGTGCGATTGCGTTAGCATCTCTTTCGATTTGGAAGATAAGTCCCTTGAACTTCTCAACTGACCAACGACCATTACTGTCGATATCTAAATCGAATTGACCACCAGTTGCAACATTTGTTTGTGCACCAGACTCAGCAACCTTGTAGATAGAACGGATAACTTCTCTGTTTATCTCAGCAAGAATCTCAGTAGAAAGAATGTTAGCAAGTTCTGCTTCTGCATTCAATCCGTGGATTGCCTTAAGGTCTTGAGCAAGCTCTAGTGAGTACTCAGCTTTCAACGCACGTGACTTCGCAGTAACGGTGACCTTCTCGATTGAGAATGCCATTTCGTTGAACTGTGCTCCAGATGAATCTGTACCAAGTGCTTCAGCCTTCTCGGTATCCATACCACGACCAGTCTTATATGCTAACTGGGTAGCTTCAGCATCTGGGCTAAGAAGTCCTGGGTTGGTACCTGCTTGTGTAACTGTACCAAAACCAACGTTTTGACCTGTTCCTGTTCCCTCATTTTGAGTGTAACCAGAACCAACGTCTCCAGTAGTTGCACCAGTACCAACAGCAGAGAATGAAGTATCTGCTTCGTCGAATAGTGCTTCGTCTCCAGTCTGTGAAGTGAAACGTGAACGCATTGCGAAGATAAGTCCAGTAGGACCATTCATTGGTTGAACACCAGCAAGGTCATAAGCAACCAAATTTGGCATTGAACGTCTAATCAATGAAATTAGAACAGGGTCGAAACCAGCAACAGGACCAGCTGCAGCTGAATTAGCAGAGAAACCTGCTGTTGCACCTGAAGATCCTGTACTATTAGTTGCAGGTGCTTCAGATAGAAATTCTCTTTCTTCTCTAAGTGCGTTTTCTTGATTCTCCAAGAGAACTGCGGTTACCATTCTACGATGTGAATCAGTAATTTTTTCTGAACCTTCGTGGTCTAGGATTGGTGCCCACTTCTCTTGCAGTTGTTCAGCATTGAACATTTGCATTTGATTTTTCCTCTTTTAAAAAAGTTTATGTTTGAATTTATGATTTAAATAATCACTTTTTAGCAACTCTAGTCATTGTCTGAAGATATCTTTCCATTGTATTTGAAACGGACTTGGATGAATAATCCACTGCCTCACTCTCTTCAGTCAAATTCTCAGACTTACTTGTTTGAGTATTAGAACCCTTTGTTGGGAAATAAGATTCCTTAAGAGTTTCTATTTTCTCACGATAGCCGTTTTCACTTTCAAAATCAACATTTTCTACTAGAGTAGCGAGTTTATCCTTTTGTGTCTGTGCAAGACCTTCAGTAACTTCGGCAAAAATTACGTCTGCGGTTGACTCAGCCAATCTCTTGTTTAAAGCAACATTCTTTTCGATTTGCTCGTTGAGTTTTGACTCCATATCATCTAGTTTATCTACCATATTCTCGATGACATCATATTTCTCTTCAGGGATAGTTACATAATGATCTTCAAAAAGTTTCTTCATTCCTTCAAGGAATGATTCTGTCATCTCAGTCTTAAGACCGTGCTCGACTGCAAGTTGATTTTCAGCAACCCACTCGTCAGCAACATACTCAAGATAAGAATCCAATCTCTCTTGGAGTTCTGTCTTGATGCCTTTGACTTCTTCCACAAGATTTGCTTCGTACTCTGACTTAATGCCCTCTGTGATTTCTGCTACTTTAGATCTAATAGCAGCTTCAAAGATTGTACGTGCTTTCTCTTGGAATTCTTCTGAAAGTTCTTCGCCAGCGATAAGTGCGTTGATATCTTCATCAACGTCAATTGTATCTTCGACTACGACTTCCTCTTCTGTGGTTTCTTCTTCAGTTACCACTTCATCCGTTGTAGTTTCTTCTTCGGAAACAACATCTTCAGTAGTTTGCTCATCTTCTGCAACTACTTCTCCTGTGACTTCTTCCTCTTCCTTCATCCCTTTTGCACCTTCTGCAGGTTTTGCTCCCTTATTAACAACGTCTTTAACTTGTTTAAGAGAGGTACCAGGAGTTTTTAACTTAGCTGAATCGTCATCAGGCTTATAGTTTTCTGGAGTAGGACCACCAAGATCTTCTACATTAGATGGTACTCCACCTGTAGTTAGTTTAGGCATTGGTTCCGCAGGTTTAGCACCTTTGGTTACCACATTCTCTTCGATGTTTTCCATTTCGTTTAATTTGCTACCAACGGACATTTATTTAGATATGTGTTTAATCTGTATTTATTTATAGAACTTATAGATTTGATAAGAAATCGTTGAATAGATTCAACTTATGCTCTTCAAGTCTATTTTGATCGACAAGTGTGTTAATACGCTTCTCGGTCTTTGATGCGAGTTGTTCACGAAGAATTCCTCCTTCCCAAACCCACTCTTTTCCTTCCATGATTCCAGATACAAAAGCATCAGGAGCAGAAGGATCGGCAACGATATCAGCAGCAGTTGCTAACATGAAATCTTCACCTACAACTTTACAACCAGTATGATCTTCTTTTAAAGAACCAACTCCACGAGAAGAAACTCCAAGTGTTACACCTTCAGCAATAAGAGATTTTGCAATCTTACCCATAGGTGTTTCAAGTAGTTGTGCCTTACCGATAAAATTCTTTCCTTCTTGACGAAGTTCGGTAATTTTATGTGAAACTCTATCAAGATTTACAGTTGGACCATCTGGATGTCCCAACTCACCAAGTGCACGTCCCTTTTTAACAAAGGACTCATTGTATCTACCAACTTCTTTTGCAAGAGTATTTACTGGATACATTCTACCATTACGATTTTTGATATCTCCTTGTAAGAAGACACCCTCAATATACATTTTCTTTTTAGCACCTTTACCTTCAACGATAAACTTGACGCTAGATATTTCTTCCGTAATGAGTTTCATTTTT